ACCCCAAGATTGTATAACCTTAAAGGCATCCAATAAACACGGATCAGTAACCCACATAAGAAGAACACAATCTTTGTCAGCAATACTATCGATATCCATATTACAAATATCGTCAAGCGACATACAATCATAATGTTGAGTTGCATTTCTGCCTTCACCTTTTTTAGAATATGATTTAAAGTACCATGGTGGGTCTGCATATATTACTTTATATTTCATCCTTCACTAACGGCATCTGTATCTTGTGCCTCGATAAACATTTCTTTTATCATAACTTTCAATCTGTCTTTATCTAAATCAACACTTAATTGATCCACATAATTATTAACAAGTGTAATCGTATCTTCGGATCCTTCAACAACATCATCACTTACATTGTGGTGTGATAAATCAGAATAATCTTCAAGTATCTTTAGTTCGTGTACACTTATACTATTATACATCTTTTCTAGCAGTCTGTCAAACATTTCGTTATCTTTTTTATTAACCACTATTAATTTCACGAATTTTTGATTGAAGTCCGAAACATCAAACTTATCATAATCCGTTTGCGAATCATCATACATCAATTTTTTGTAAATGGTGAGTGGATTAGGAATGAACTCCACTTCTCTAGTATCGGTATCTAATATGTGAAAACCTTTTTGTACATTGTAATCTGACCAATTCATTTCGTATTGAGAACCGAGATAGTATATTTGACCATCATCACTTCTGTTATGAAAATGACCACTATATGTTTTCTCAAATCTCTTAACAATACTTTTATCGTATCCGTGATATTGTGTAATAGTATCGTGCATAACAAAACCATTTAAGTCTAGGTGTGCTAAACAGACATCTGCCTCAGCAGTATCTAACATATCTAAAGATTCTTTTTCATTCTCTGGATTAATCCATGGTAACATTAATACTTTAAGACCATCAAAGTCAACTACTTTTGGATCTTCATATATCCACGGCTCATTAACCCCATCGGCAGAAGTACATAACTGCTGTAATGCATTTACTTTATTTGTATTTCGAAAATATATATCGTGATTACCGATAATGATATGGGTGTCTATCTTTTCATCCCAAAGTTTTGTTAGAAACTTCTTTCTAAAGTTATCAGCAACTCTATAGTTGATAAACTTTCTACGATCAACTACATCACCTAGATGAACGAGAGTCTTTATATTATGTTCCTTTAAATAAGGAAAAAATATCTCATCATAAAATTTGTGAAAATAGTCATCAAATATAATGCTATCGTTTCTGGCACCAAAATGGGTGTCGTTTAATAATGCAATCTTCATACCTACCTACTCAATTACTTTTTAGTCTTAGTCTTTTTCTTTACTACTGGTTCTTCTATAATGGTGTTTCTTTGTAAGAAATCTAACATTGAACTATGATACTTAGCATCATCGCCAACTAACTGATCCATCATACTTTCAACACCTGAATTTATAATCAATCTAGATTTTACTAGTTGTTGTTTCTTTTCTTTTTGAATTCGTCTAATAAATGCATAGTATATAATTTGTGTAAAGTATGCAAACGGATTCTTTGATTTAGCGGGATCAAAGTTGCTCATATACTGTAAACAGTTTTCTATGCCATCCGAGATCATATCGTCTCGGTAAGTATAGTTAATAAAATTAGGTCTATAAGATAAATGATTTGCTATCTTTAAAAAACACTCACCTATATAATTAGTAACAGGTGGATTTCTTCTATTTCTTGCGGCTGCCTTTTGACATTTTAATCTGTAATCGGTCATCGCCTCAAGAAACTTCTTGTTATCTACATAGTGAGGTTTTTGTTTTGCTTTTAATGTTTTTTTGTTTTCCATAATATCTCTTATTATACAGTATTTAGGTGCCTTTGTCAAGGTGTAAACAATATTTTAATTTAATTTTCGCAGGAGCTTGACACTTGTGGGAATGTGTGTATAATAGACTATGTAGTCTTTTCAGAGAACCAGCTATACCTAGTGTACAGTCTTGGTCTTATTAATCAAATGATTCACATCTTCCTCATCATATTCTTCACCTCGATCTTGCCTATCAAGTTCATCCGCAATTTCTAATATCTTTGATATATCTTTAGGCGATAGTTGTTGCACAGCCTCTTTAGGTTTATTTAACTTATCTAATATAACCTCATAGTAATTTGAAATATCTTTATTAGCATTAACTACTGATATTATCTTATCTGTAGGAATGGATAATCTTCTATCATCTGTAAATGGTATCCAAGGTGTAAGTGTAGAATCATCTTTAACACCAAAAGATGTAGTTCGTGCCACAGTTTTAAGTTGTAAAGGCATTTCTATCACAAGTTCTTCTTTGTGATTCGCAACGATCTGACCAATCAGTAAGGTGCCATTTGTTAACTTAATCATCTGATAGTTTTTAATTTCTTCTTTATCCATACTACTATTTATCAGTCCTTTAATTCTATGTTATGCATTTCGTAATCAAATTCTTCCTCAGTATAGATATTTATTCTCTCCTGAAAATGTCTTAAAGTGTAGTTCTCTTTTGTTTTATATGATAGGTCATCTGCTATATCATACAAGGTAGCGTTTATCTTATTATCACCTAATCGTAAACCACGACCAATCGATTGTAGATTTCTAATCCTACTCTTAGAAGGACTGGCAAAAACTATATTATGTAAGTTCTTAATATTAATACCAGTAGAAAATGTGCCATAACTTGCAATAATAATAGCATTGTTTTCGTTCTCTACGATTGCCCGAGCTTTCTCTCGTTCATCTGTTTCAACACCACCATGAATATAGAAAATCTTTCTATCGGTATCTGCTTTTTCTTTAATTATATTATAAAGATTTTTACCATGTTTCTCTACAAGTTGAAATAAGACTAATGTATTACCTTTTGCCTTAAGAGCTAAGTTCTTAATAAAGTTATTTCTGGCAGTTGAACTTACTAGATAGTCAATCTCATCTTGATACTTACCATTGACTACCATCTTTGAGTTTGCTTCATTGTGTTTTAGTATTAAACAACGCACCACTAAATTTGATAGTTGTTGTTTATCCATAAGTTTTCGAGTTGATGTAACTTTATTTACAGCACCAAACAGACCTTCTAATACAAGTTTATGTGTGTGAGCACCATCAAGTGTACCTGTAAGACCGATACGATATTTACAGTCGGTAAGTTTTGACATGATTTCTGTTAATGATTTAGATTTAAATAGATGTGCTTCATCACCAAACACTACACCAAATTGACTAAAATAATCCTTCGGCAATTTATATAAACTCTGCCAAGTAGAGATTAAAACCTTCTTATCTGTTTGATTTGAATAGCCACTATACAATCTATGGCAGTTCTTTTCTACATTCCAACCATAAGATTTAAAGTCAGAATACATCTGCTCAACTAGAGATGTTGTCGGTACGATTAGTAAACAACGATTATTAGATTCGTCTTTAATTAGGTGTGAGTAATATCGAATGAGAGCATAGATAATAAATGACTTACCTGAAGCTGTAGGACTTAATAGTAATGCTCGATTGAATTTTAGACTATGATATATGGCGTCTATTTGATAATCTCTTGCCTCGAATGATTGACCTAGACTGTTAGAAAACTTTGTAACGATATCTCTATCTACTTTATTATCTATATCAACACCTTTACCACAGACGATTTTATATTCTCGTTCTTCAGCAAACGCTTTGATATATGGAAATAATCCAAAGTATATCTCTTTTGTTTTTTGTGAAAATAATCTTATCTTGCCATCCCACATTCGATTACGAAATGCTGGCATAAACTTATATCCTGGTACATAGAAAGTAAAAAATTCAGAAATCTCTCGTTGAATATTCGGATCACAATCAACGGTTAGATATACCTCATCTTTCTTTTCTATTATCAGCGTATCCATAGATCAAAGTAACCATGTCATTATACTATATCTATTACCACTTGTAACTTCTTTTACTTCGTGGGGATACATAAAGTTTGAAGGAAATACAACAGCAGAACCTTGTTGTTTAGGTGCAGTAAATTTACCATCACACAATACAAAATCACCACCCTCGTATTCATCATTTAAAAAGATTAAAGATGTTAGATGTGGATAACCATATTTCTGTCCATGGCTGTGATGTATATTATCAATGTGATTTTTCATAAAACCACCAGTAGAATATCTATTAATTCTAAAGTTAGTAAACTTTTCTGGTACTATCTTATCGTGAGTTTGTGTATAACTAGAGATTGATTTGACAAAGGCAGTTCTTAGATGTTCAGAATAATTATCCTTCTTTGTAATCCAATACTCTTGCATATTGACTTTAGAAGTACCTAAATTTTTATTGTGAGTTGAAAATGTAGATGTTTCCCACTTTGCATTTTTATCAAAGTGGTTTATGATAGTATCACACAATTTCGAATCAACTACATTAGGATAATACTCTATATAGTCAAGAATTGTATTTGTATAATCGTCAATAGATGGCGGATTGTAAGTCATGGTGTTCACCTAATTGCCCTTTCAAATGTATATTCCAAGATATACTTATGCGATTGCTTGTTGATGTATTTACATTTACCCAATGTAATAACCATGACGGAAACATTATTACTCTATTCATTTTAGAGGCATACTCCATTAAGTTAGAGTTTACAGAATTGTTTTTTATCTTTCTTGGTACTAATACATCAGCTGCAGGTCTTGGATCTTGAAATGTAATACCTGCGTTTTGGTCAGAGTGTAAGTAATATACTCCACTCAATAAATTGTTTGAATGTGTATGTGCCCTATGTGATTCGCCTGGTGCGATTACATTTGCCCACATACCCGACATAACTAAATCTTCAAGTTCAACATTATATTCTAATGTTTTCATGTTTTCTAAATTCTTGTTTAAGATTAAATCTGCAAAGGGTTGAAACTCTTTTAAACTATATAAAAAAGAATCAGTTTGAAAGTTTCGTTTATTTTTATCTCTTTTTGCCCAGTCTTTTTCAATATGTTTTTTCATATTGTGAATACATCCATCAGTATATTCAGGACCTTTTGAAATATCAATAAAGTTATCTTCTATAAAAATGTTTGTTGGAAATATTTTTTGATGTTCCATTATATTGCTCCGCTAGTAAACTTCTTCCATTCAATAGCATTCTTTATTAAGAAAGTTCTATTGTTGATACTTCTCAATACTTGCTCTAGATATTTAACTACTACATTTAAGTATGCAACTTTTTGATCTGCCTTTTGTAGTTCTTCATCTGAGTCAATGTAGATATGAACATCCGACTTCAATACTTTTATATCAAATGGTGTTTCTTTATATACTGAAGCGTCTGCTTTACCAGTATAATATTCCCACTTTGATCTTACAAGTAGTTTATGGTCATATTCAGCCTTCTTTAAGAGTAAAGAAAACTTATTGAGATGTTGGAGATATTTGTTATGTAATAAAGGTATCTTAATAGACTCTGAATCTAATTCAGTATCATCTATTTTAAAGTCCCTATTAACTTGTGTCTGTAATTCTTCTAATGTCATAGTATATATTATATCACTTTATCGGTGAAAAGTCAAGGTCTAGGTAGTAGAAATTTGTACTATATCGTAATTAATGTAATTAAAACTTGCTGAAACAGTCAGGTAATCAACATCGGATGCTTGTATATCATAGTTTAGTGAACCAAGAGAAGTTGGATATAAATTTTGAAATCTTATTTCAGTCTTTGCAACATTCTTACTATTTAATACGGTTAAAGTAGCGTCAGAATATATTCCGCCTTCTGGAATAGGTTGTTTTATAGAAGTTCCTGTTGCGGCAGTGCTTGCAGTTGTACCAGGAAATGTGTCAGCAGATCCAGATACTAAGTTTGCATACTGTAGATTATCATTTGGAAACCCTAGACCAAGTATCCAATCGTGTAGTTCTTTATAGTTGTTTAAATTTTCATCTACTAAGAATGATATGTCTAGACTTCCGTATGTAACTTTATCGCCAGGTATAGGATAGTCATATAGTGGGTTAGTAACTGTTGCTTCACCTAGTGATATAGATGGTACATTTGCCGTTTGACAAAAATACTCTACAAGTGGTAGTTTAGTACATTTAAATCTAAACTGTAAAGGACTTGCATAGTCCATGATTATCGGTTGTCTAGTGTTAATATTTGTTTCAGTCATACTAGTATTTATAAGAGTTCCTTAGATAAAAAAAAGGGGGCGTAAAGCCCCCTTTTTAAAGTCTTTTACTTAAAGTAAAATTACATAATGTTT